TCTTCCTCCTCTAATTCAGAAGTTATTTCTTCTTCCTCTACTACTTCTTCAGAAGGAAATTCTACTTCTTCCTCTTCTTCAGGTGTTTCTTCTACAGCATCTTCTGCAGGAGTTTCATCTTCAAAATTAAGATCTACTTCGAAAGGTTTTGTTTCTTCCTCAGTTTTTACATCTGCTCCTGGCATACTATCTAGTACTATATCGTTTTTGTCCTCAGCCATTTTTACCTCCTGTAGGTTTCATTGCAGCAACGGCTATTTTTGATGCTGCTTGTGTTTCACTCTGACCTGACCTAACTTGATTAGTCATCTGAGATAACCTTTCACGTAACGCCAGTTCTTCTCGCTTCATTTGAAGCTTGCCTTCCATTTCTGCAACTTGCAGTTGTGGATCAATCTCCGCAGTACCTTGGGCTTTAGCCATATTAAGTTCTGATAGAGATTGTAGGTTCTGTACTTCAGCTTCAAGTTTAGCAATTTCAAGCTGAGTTTGTTTAATTTGTGCTTCAGCCTGGAACTGTTGTAGTGCTGCTTCAGCTTCTGATGGTGGTTCGGTACCTTGCATCATACGAATTCTTTGAGCTATCTCGCCTTTACGTGATAAATGTGAATACTCAACAATTAGATCGTCTGGTATAGGAACGCCTACTTGGCGTAATTGTATAGCTTCAGCAAATTGTATTTCTTCAAATGTATCTCTTGCAGGAGCTGTACCAACTATTACGTCATACTCTCCTAAAGTTAGATCATTAATAATTATACCTTCTGGAGTTATTTCATTAACTTTCATAGGTACTCTTTCTTTCATAGGGTCTGATTCATCAGTTATCTGTATTAAACGCTCTTCTGTATAGTAAGACTGTACTAAGTTTAGTATTTTTTCTGCTAAATACTGTCTAGTTTTAGTTAAATTATCTAATGGCACTTGAATCATCATAGCGCCACGGTTTTGTTTAGCTTGAATAGCCACACCAGATACTTCTGGACTATCAGTTCCTAGCATTGCATCACTAATACCACTAATAGTTTTAATGTTAATAGCAGCTTTTTGGCTAATTCTGTCTAATCCAGTAGGTATCTGATTAGGAGGAATCTTAGCGGGGGGACTAGATCCTCTATTAAACTCTAGTACAAGACCCGTTTCGGCACCGTGTTCTTCGAGATCATCTGCAGTCATCCCGTTTAAAGAGCCAGTTTCTACTATCCAACCACTATTGGCTGTGGTGTTTACTATATGTAACTCTTGAGAAGATATTTTGTTGAGCTGTTCTTGTGGCGAGATAAGATTTCGCACCATACCGAACGGGCGTCCCCTTCTCCAGTAAGGAAAATAGGGTACTAGAGTGAAAGTGTCATACGGAGACCAGTCATCAAACAGTACAACTAGGTCTGCAGTTACTGTCCAACGTACTTTTTTCTGTTGTTTTGTTAAAATCTCTAATCCAAACTGGTCTGCAAAGTTTTCTCGCTTCTTTTTAGTCCAATTATAAGGAATTTCGCGCATATCTCCTGTTACAGAGTCTACATAGAACATACACTCCTTTAATTGGTAGTATTGACGCTCAATAACGCGTATTGAACGTAAAGTTCTGTTTTCTTCAGGGTTTGTACTGCTGTTTTGGTTGTATTCAACGCTTGCAGCGGTGTCTCCATACCTATTTTCTTCATATTCGACTGAATCTGTACCTAAAGTAGAGCCTTGTTCGACTGTAATACGCAATTTATCAGCTTTATCTTGCCCATATTGCTCTTCTATCTCGTCTAAAGTCATCCATTTGGTTTCAAAAATCTCATTCCACGTTCTTGGATCATATTCTTTAGCGTCTGGGTCAATAAGTATATCCAAGGGGTCTTTAGGGGTGACTCTAACTTCCCCTTGAATATGATCATCGAAGTCTACGCGGACATCGAACCATCCGCGATCTTGTATAAGGCCATCAGCAAACACTTGGGACTCTATCCATTCAAGTTTATTGTTATCTGATATCTGTAAAAATAATTTTGTAAGTACATCCGCGACTGGTTGTACCCCTCTACCCCTGGGTTTAAAACTAATATCCATTCTTCGGGTAGTTTGCTCTCCAAGAACAGCATTAATAGTAGGTAAAATTGTGTTGATTGTTAAAGCAGGTCGACCTTGGTCATCTAGTGCTGCCATATCTGCAGCATCCCATTGGTGTCCACGGTAAAACGCATCACATTGTTGAGCAATATCAATATAATCATCGTGACCATTATCGCGGGCACGTGTGTAACAGTTCCATTGGCTTTTTGCCAACTCGTGTTGCTCTGCCTTAGAGAGCCTTTTATCTTTTTTACCGTATGCCATTATGCGTTCATTGCCGTTTTCTTATTGTCACCTTTTGCTATATCGCGTAACCTATCCTTCCAAGAAGGGACATGTTCTATAGGTTCAAAATACGTAGCAAACTCCGTCATCATTAAACCTATCCATGCTAAAGCATCCACTTGGTCATCATGTACACCGTTTGGAAAACGCAATAGTTCTGCAACTAATGGGCCAACCCAAACAGGGTCTCTTGGAAAGTATACCATGCCTTGTTGCATTCTACCTTGAATTGCTCTTGCTCTAGCTTCTTTGTCTCTCCTTCCTGTTTTTAGATCACGAAAATACGCCTCGTGTAACTTTCTCTCTCTAACTCTTTTTTGTAGGAACGGACCAATCGCCATTTCTATATGACTCTTTTCTATACCTACAACTCCAGGTCTCCAGGTCTCGTACAAGTCCAGTATTTGTTCTACTAACTCGAACCCGTCCCATCGTCCTCTTACGCAGTCTACCACAAATAATTTGTCATACTCATCTACGCCTACAACTAAACCTACAGAGTAGTCGTTCCGTTCTCTTTGTCCAATAGCTAAGTCCCACGCGCAATAGTACTTTAACCTGTCATAATCTAAATCAGGTTCATCATAATAGTTAATCATCTCTCTATTAAAGTAATCACCTTCATCCGCAACTGGATTCTGTTGATATAGAGCTGACCAATCTCTGGGTCCAATAGCTCGTTGTATTTTTTCTAGAGAAGGCACGTCATATCTTTCTGGATGTAGAGCTTCGCCTTGATCTCTATATTCTTCGTCTTGTTCTGCTAACGCAGGATATTTAACTACTTCCCATTCATCAGCGCCGTTATTAGCTGCTTGTAATAATCTTCCTGCTAAGTCGTCATCGTGCCACCTTGTTAAAATAACAAGTATTCCGCCTCCAGGAGCAAGACGTGTGTAGGCCGTTGATGTATACCAATCCCAAACTGAATCACGGCTATATTCGGATTCGGCATCGTCTCTGTTTTTAACTGGGTCATCAATTACTAGTACGTGCGCACCTTTACCTGTAATACCACCACCAACACCGGCAGCTACATAACCACCACCTTTAGTAGTTAACCAGGACTCTACAGACTGAGATGTTGGATCTAGTATTGCGCCGTTAAATATATTTTTATAATTTGGCTCTCTTAATTGATGTCGGACTTTTCTAGAAAAGGACATGGCCAAAGAGCCTGAGTATGAACAACTAATAAACTCGTGTTCTGGATTTCTTCCTAGATGCCAAGCGGGAAACGCAACACTAGCCAAGGTCGATTTGCCATGTCTAGGGGGCATGAACAACATTAGTCTTGGTGATTTTCTATCTGCTACGTCCTGGCTAAATTGTTCTAGCCTTCTACAGATATCTTTATGTACCCAACCCGCTTGGTAGTTAGGATCAAACCGCTCTACAAACGGCAACATGTGTTTACGTGAAAGTGCGCGTAAAGCAAGTTCCCTATGAGCAGCTTCTTCCTGAGAAATTTTCTTAGCTTCTGCTTTGGTAAGTTTTGGCTCAGGGGGTTCTAGCCGTTCCGCTTCCTCGGCTTTACAATATACACATACGCCGTCGTCGGACGGGAATAGTGTGTCAGGATGTAAGGCTTTACAAACCTCGCATTCTTGTTTGTCTATTTGCATGCGTTAGCATTTACCTTTTTTCTTAGACTTTTTCTTAGTCGACTTCTTTTTCTTTTTAGTTGACCCTTTTGGGTAACTCATTTTTCCATATCCCATTATTTCCTCCCTTTCTTTTTAGGTTTCTTCTTCCAACCTCTTTTCATAGCATCGTATGCTTTCTTAGAAATTGTAGAATTCTTTTTAGAGCGGCTTTTACCCGCTTTTTTTCTTTTATTTATATTTCTTACTAAGCTCATGTTAACACTTCCATCTCCTTCTAGCTTGACGTATCCTAGAATTAGGATCGTTTCTAGTTTTAGCAGAACTTCGTTTAAGCTGTCCTGCAGAACGAGCGCAATATGACTTACGTCTTTTAGCTGCTTTACTGCCTTTCTTAACTTTCCCTGTTACTGCTGTTTTTAATTTTGAACCGGGGTTCGCCTTTCTATAAGCACGAACTCCTTTCTTAGTCATCCCTGCGCCAGATTTAGTCTTACGATAATTGCCACCTTTGCCGGTAGTTCTTCGTATCGCTTTCTTCCTCTTTCGCTCGGCCATTATGCTTTAGCCTTCTTTTTAGCGGTCTTTGAAAGATCTTTAAAATGAAAAAGTCTTACGCTTGTTTTAGTATGGGTCTTGTTTGAGTGCAAATGGCCATTGGGCATTTTGTGAGTGTTACCTTTGTACTCGGTACCATCTCGTTTGTAATGCTTCATGCCTTTAGCCATTACTTACTCTTTTTCTTGGGTGTGTTTACTGGGGTCAAAGTAAACGTGCCTTTATCATTCTGTTTAATGTCCGCGTTCCAAACCTTCCTTTTGTTCTTAGTGGCTTGCGCTTGTTGATGGTATTTAGTCATCTTTACCTCTCTTACCGCTATTGGGTATTAAATACTGGTTATCAACTCCTGCTATTTTTAAAAGCTCGGAGTCGGGTAGCTTTTCAAGTTGTTCTATAGAATCAACATTGATATTAATCTGGGTTGCGTTTTCTGGGGTAAATAGACCGTGAAGCTTGCATAAAGAATCTACTACGTTTTTTTCTTCGGTAGATGTTGCTGACTTACGGTGCGCTTCTAAGTACATAGAAGTTGCTTGGTGCTTATCAAACTTTATGTCTTCTTTAAATTCATTACGCAAATGACCTAGGGCTTTTTGCACTACAGGTTTTTTAAAGATCTTGTACACATGTTCTGCGTCAGCGTACCCCGCTGCACGGCCGGCGGCAGCTTTTGTCATTCCACGTAGATGGAATAAAATCAGGCGTTCTTCTTGTACAGATAGCTCGTTAAGTTTCACGTCCATGTACGGATAGTGAGACTGAAGCTCAGCTCGGTCTGTATCGGATAGTTCTATTTTCTCAAGCACTTTTGACATGTTCCTAACATTATAGTGTCAATATACGTGATTTTAAAAATTTTTACCAAAAAAATGTATATTAGAAAAAGTAAAGACTATCGCTCACTCAGGCCCCCCCTCTCCGCCCCAGAGCCAGTACCCTTCCCCGATTCGCTTTTTGGAACCTTGTTTCTAATTTTTTCGCCTTGGAACCTTGTCCGGTACCCCTCCAACATCTCCTCCGTCGATGTTAATACATAGGTCATATGAATCTAGGTCAATCAGACGTAGACATAACAACTACACAACGTGGAGGTAACACAATGTACGTAGCTAAAGTAAAACGTCCTTACACATCTAAGGATGAGAACGGCACAACCAAAGACAATCCAGGATGGACTGACATAGGTATAGCCAACAACGGTGGGAAAGGCATCACGCTCTACCCTAACTTTCAACCATTAGTAATAGACGGAAAGGTCGAACCAATCTTTCTATTCCCTATCGAGAAGAAGGAGGCCAGCAATGGACAACCTATCTAATAAAGTAAAAGGTCATGTACAACAAGCAACCAACATGTCAATGACAGACATGGTCAAAGGTACAACTAGGCTAGTGGGTAACACCATTAGCTTAGGCTTCAAAGCTATAGGCGCAACAGTCTATGTAGCAGACAAGTCAGTACGTGTACTCGGTTCAGTAGGTAAACAAGCATATGATGAAACCAAGAAAGGTTATCATAAGACTGATGAGTTACTAACAACCGAAGACCAAGAGCCAAAACCAATGGCTACTAAACGTGAACCACAACAGATGGAGTTCGACTTCGAGCAGCATCGTAACAGTTAACGTTAACAATAAGGTGAGGGGCTTATGTCCTTCACCTTTTTTTATGTACAGACCATCCCAGTGTGCCGTACTACTATCATCAGCTTGCTGATGCATCGTCAAGGAACGTGGTTGCCTGCCTCTAGGCTGGTGTGCAGTCTCGACTGTACCGCCTGTACCACGTGTGTACCACTTACATCACGTCTTGCTGGTACAGCTGAGACGCACAGCAGATCTACGATGCCGGCTAAAACTACGTCTTTGTACCGAATGTACCAGTACTTTCTAGGAGATAACAGTAATCGACCGTGGACCATAGTTATAGATTTTAGGTTTAATATTCATAACTAATGGTACATCTGGTACAGATACGCCTCTAAGCCTTACGCCGAGAGGCTTCTGTCCTGTACCACTACTAATATCGTTCTGGTACAGTTTTCCATAAACTCTCGTTATATCAAGCACTTAGCCCTGTACCGCTACTTTCAGACATCCGGTACAGGAATGACTCCTCCGTCGTCATTAATACATGGTTATTGTGTACGTTGGGTGTTGGTCTAGTAGCAAGGCCACTAATCGTAACAACTATTATCCAAGAGTGTTGACGCAAACCACCAATACCCCATGTACATATTATTAATAATAAATGCCAAAGGAGGCACATATGTCTAATGACGATTACTTTGATCCAGACGATCAAGAAATAGGACCAGAATTGGTTCAACCACAATTCACCGAAGAAGCAGCGTTTCGACCTGACACCAACGGTGACCCAGAAGGCTCGGAAGCACGTGCTGAGAAACCAGCAATTGCGCTCCCTGATTTCTTCTTCAAGAGATACAAGCTCGATAACGAAGGTAACCCGACGTTCAACGAGTCTGTAGTTGGTAGCATCATGGCCGTGTTCGACCAGAAAGCTACAACAGCTCTTACATTCAACGGCGACAAAGCCGCTGACGAGGAGATATATTACGACAACCAGGTCAATACCATCGTAGAAGGTATTAGTCAGTTGTTGGAGGTTGACCCTCAATCAACTGGTATCAACGTGCTATCGTTGAACACCAGAACGTGGGCAGAGTTCAGCAGTATTGCTTATGAATACAGTGACTCTTTGTCCAGCATCAATGCAAATGACGAGATACCTGATTGGCTCATCCAACGAGAAGATAAGATGATGCAGCTAGGTAGAAAAGCTCGGATGTTGCGCGATGCAATAGCCGCTATAGACGACAAGTTCGGACTGAAAAGCACTTCACTAGACCGTGACCGTGTGCAGAACGAAGTTGAGCGAAGACTACAAAGGTTATCTGAATGGAATTTCAGACAACACGCCGATTCGTCAGGTAAAGTTGCAAACACTTACAACAATGCGTCAATACAGCATTGTGAGTCGGTCTTTGCTAACGCTTAGTGGCAATAGCACTAAAGGGAGTTCTACTTCGGTAGTTCTCCCTTTTTTTATGTCTAGTCGGCTCGCTATCACGCGGTCTGCACCCCGCCTTCTTGTCGCGGACAGGAAGAACACAGTTCTCTCTGTCCGCTCTAACCTTCGGCTGACAAGCTGGCCCGGATCTCACGCTAGCGTGACTACGCTCGCCATGTTCCACGTGGAACTTATGTCCCTGCGACAGTAAATGACGCTACGTGGAGTACACTAGTTTATGTGCAAGTTAAGTTATTGCACTTTTTTTAGTAATCGCACTATGTGTGGAGGAGTTAAATATGAGTGAGCAAATAGATATAAAAGAGCCTAAGAAACGCTATTACCGAGCTACGTTTGTAGATGCAGCTTGTGTAGACATGCAAATAACTGTTGAGTTCGAAGCGCCGTTCCCTAGGAATGAGTCAATTGAGTATAGCCAGTTAGCTTTGCGTTCTTTTTTAGAACAAGTGTCTGCGGGTCACATAAAGATTCGCGATATTGAACCAATAGAAACATGAATCATGAACGAGGAGTAAATTATGCATTCAATCAAACCATCTCATTTAAAGTCTGAGATAAAACAAAACATGCAAGCGGGCATCAACACCATGATATGGGGTGGACCCGGCATAGGTAAGTCAGAGATCCCACAACAGATCGCTGATGAAACCAACAAGAAACTACTGGACTTCAGGGCTAACCTGTTTGACCCGGTAGATGTAAGAGGTGTGCCATACGTAGCACAACTCAAAGAATCTGCAAAAAGATTTACACGTTGGGCTGTGCCTGATGTGTTTCCAATAGCAGACAGAGACGGTACAGAAGGTATTTTTCTTATTGACGAATTACCAACTGCACCGCCTGCAACTCAGAACGCGTTCCTACAGTTGTTGATAACCAGGGAAGTCGGTAATTACAAATTACCCGACGGCTGGTCAATCATTGCTGCTGGTAACAGACTTACTGATGCTGCAGCTGTCTATCAAATGCCATCACCTGTTAGAAACAGATTGGCGCACTACGAGCTTTCAGCCGATCTGGATGATTGGTGTGAGTGGGCAGTATCCAATGGAGTGGATACGTCTCTCGTATCGTTCTTACGATACAGACCCAACTTGCTGTTTGATTTCAATGCTGAAAACTACGCTTTTCCGACTCCTCGGAGCTGGTCGTTCGTTGACAAACGACTAAAGTTACCGGCCGTGGACGAAGAAACACTGTTCTACGGTGTATCTTCTCTTGTCGGTGACGGTCCAGCGGGTGAATACGTAGCGTTTAGAGAAATCTATTCAGCTTTGCCTGATATAGATCATCTCATAGACAATCCAGCATCTTACAAGTCAGACGACAGTCCGGCTGTTTTGTATGCTCTATCAGGTGCTCTGGCAGCTCGTGCTTGTCCAGAGAAAATAGAGAACATTGTCAAGGTAATCAAGAAGTTACCTACAGAGTTCCAGGTTATTTCAATTAAACAATCTGTTATTAAAGACAAATCAATTATCACGCACGACGCTGTAGATAAGTGGTTGTCTCATAACTCAACTGTAATTTTATAGGAGGTATATATGAGTACAGTAAGAATGTCTGACTATTTGCGACGTGACATCGTCAACAAATTCGAAGACTCACATCAAAAGTCTAATCCAAAACTGGAGCTAGATGCTACACGTGGCGATGCTATCTACAACAGGTACATCGGCCCCAAAGTAGAAGCTGCTAAAGAAGCTATGCGTGAGCATTTGGGTGACATTATAGATCCCGACGCTATGTTCAGTAAGACCAGTAATCTTACTTGTCTAGTTCCTATCAATTATACAAGTACGTCTAGTGCGTACGAAGATGAAGATATGACATCTGAAACAGAGCTAGAGGAAGATTATCGTATATCAATACCATTATCTACAGAACGTGCTGTGCCTATGGGTGTTTCTACTAGTAGTTACAGTTCGTCTATGGAGCATCTTCAATATACTTTCAATAGATACGAAGACGCAGATCTTAATTACTTATGTGAATGCGTAGAGTACAACAGCAAAGTAAAAGCACAACGTGACATAGCAGGTCACAAAGTAAATATGTTGTTGCTTAAATTTACTACGTTAAACCAAGCTATGAAAGCTTGGCCTGCGTTATCTAAATTAGTAGAACCAGAAAAGCTTGCTAAAGTTCATGAGAAACAACAGCGCAAGCGTAAACAAGAACAGCAGAAAGAAATGGCTGACCAGGTTGTTGTAGACAACGACTTAAACAAAACCATTCTGACTGCATCACTCATAGGAGATGAGTAATATGCAAGAGTATACAAAAGCTAGATCCCAGCTAATTCTTAGTAGCCCATTTTTCGGGACGCTAGCTCTACGCTTAAAACCTATCGAAGATGAAAGCGTAGGTACAGCAGCAACCGATGGTGAGTGCATTAAGTACAACCCAAAGTGGTTTCTAAAATTACGTGACGAAGAACGCATTGGTCTTATTGCACACGAAGTTATGCATGTAGCTCTTATGCACATGTTACGTCGTGATCATCGTGACCCACATAAGTGGAATATCGCTGCTGATTATGTAATCAATCTTGCTCTCAAGAAAAGTAATTTCATACTTCCACACACCGAACTCTTAGATGACAAGTACGACGGTATGTCTACAGAAGAAGTATACAATTTGCTGCCTGACGATTTAGGAGACGGCAATAGTCCGTTTGGAGTAATACTTCTAGACGGAGACGATCCCGGTGGGTGTGGTGGAGTTATGGACCACCCATCTATCGGTGATGGTTCAGCGTCAGGTAAATTTGAAGCTGATATAGAAATTGCTATTCAACAAGCAGCAGAAGCTGCTAAGTCAATGGGTAAGTTACCTGGTCATTTACAAGAACTTATAGAAAAAGCACTAGCACCTAAAGTTGATTGGAAAATGACGTTAGCTAGGTTCTTACGTTCCAACAACAAATCAGACTTTACATGGATACGACCTAATCGTAGGTTTATTGCACAAGGTATGTACTTACCGTCATTGCATACTCCATGTTTAGAAGAGATCGCAGTTGCTGTAGATACTTCTGGCTCAATCAGTAATGCAGAGCTAGAACAGTTTACAGGCGAGATCACTTCAATACTTCATGACACAAATCCTGAACGTATCCATTTCTTACAATGTGATACCGAAGTACGTGCCGATGAAGAATACACTAGAGAAAATCTACCACTTAAGGTTACTTACGAAGGTAGAGGTGGTACTTGCTTTAGTCCAGTAATTGATTACATCAATGAACGACATCCAGCAGTATCTGCTCTTGTGTATCTTACCGACTTGGAGTCAAACGACTTCGGAGATCAACCACCATACCCAGTTTTATGGGTTACAACAGCTAGTGAGGAGGCACCTTATGGTGAAGTTATCAAAATTTAAAGAATTCCTAATAGATTACAAAAACTCTGTATTAATCGGAGCTAGTATTTTATTAGGTTTAGTTGCACTTGCATCAACATTACATCATGTCATTACATTGACATCTGTATTGTTTCTTGTAGGTGTGTGTATGTATCTACTATATAGGAGTAAACAATGAACGTAGTGTCATCAGTTACCACAATTTTGTGGATATTAATCGAAGCCATACAATTTGCTTATATGGCTTACCTTATGTGGAGGGAAAGAAATAATGTTGCTAATCGGAATATTCAGCGCATTAGGTCTGCTTTTGCTAGCGCTTAAAGCTGGCGGACGCAAAGCAATCGGTCATGACATCTTCGTTGATGTCATGATCACTGTGACTCTAATGGTCTGTTTTTATGGAACTTTCAGCGGTATGGCCGCAGCCATGGTAGGTGGTTTATGTGCATCAGTTGTTTTATTCGTTATGAAGAAAACAATGGCGCACGAAAAACTTGCTATGACTAAAAAGAAATACAAAATATTTACTGTTGATTTTACGGGTCCAACAGTTAAATGGAAACAACATGACCCGGACTGGAGGTAGTTATGGGATTTGATGTATATGGTAAAAACCCACAGCTTGTCGGTACAAAACCTGACATAGATTGGGATACAAACCCAAGTGATGAAGAACGCGATAAGTTCTTTGAGGATTTAAATAAATTCGAAGAAGATAACCCTGGTTATTATTTTCGTAATAATGTTTGGTACTGGAGACCTTTGTGGTCATATGTATGTGATTACATAGCTCCAGATATATTATCAGATGAAGATAAAAAAGGAGGCGAATACAATGACCACCATCACATTACTGCTATTAAAGCTAATTACATTGCTGAAAAAATAGCTGACAAACATGCCAGCGGTGAGCTACAAAAGTTTGCTGACTGGTATAAAGTTAGTCAAGACAACTTACCTAAAGAAAAATGTGACATTTGCGATGGCTCTGGCGTACGTAATGACCAGTATGTCAAAGGTAAATGTAATGCTTGTGAAGATGGTATGAAAGACAGCTTCGCTAAAAGTTATCCATTTGATATAGACAATGTCATAGAATTTGGTAAATTCTGTAAAGCATCTGGAGGATTTGAAATAGGATGAGTGGAATAAAAGAAAAAAACAAACAGCTTCAAGGTCTTATTAAAGATAAACTTAAAGCTAACGGTGTATCTGAAGCGTGGATGCAAGACCATCTAGTTATAGACACCGACATGACCATGGACAATGACGAAGATTACTGCGAACATTGCGGCGCTCATTTAGAAGAGTGCACTGGTTACAAGTGTTGGAAAAGGTAATATGTCCAGTAACGAAATCGCTATTCATAAAACTTATAAGGAGAATGGTGAAGAAGGCAAAATGCGTATGTTTGTATACACAAACGGAACAAAGATTGCTGATCATATGGTAGAAGATTTAGCTGATGCCGTACGTATCAAAGAAAATTATGAGTCTAGCTTGAACATTAGGTTTGAGTTTTCGTATACTACGAAGACACCGTAGACTCTCCAGTTCAATGTTACTAGGGGTGTTGCCTCCACATATTACCACCTATAACATTGACCCTTGGGGGACAGCCAAAGTTTACGCTTTGGTTGCTCCCCCGTTTATTAGGGGTACACTATAGTATGCCTAAGAAAATAATCATAGAATTCAGCGATGATGACGCTGACGAATTAATCGAGCTTCTCCGGGATCTCTTCGATCGAGTCAATAACGGCAGTGTTGATGACGACGAAGATGATTCCGGGGGAGACCAAGACAACCAGTAACGACCGAAGAGGCGTGCGTTCGCAGAAGCAGTTTAAAACTTGCCGCCTACTGCCTTCCTGACACCCGGTTGTTTTGGTAACCTAATTCCTCGCGGGATAGGGGTTGCACCAGAAAGGACTGGCTAGCGTGTTGTAATTATATAGTCATAAGGGTTTGATTCCCTCAATGTACAATATCCCCCGCTTTTATTAATAACTAGGAGAGTTATATGAAATCAAACGTATCAATTGAGCTAAATGATGAAGAGCGAGATCATCTTAGTAATATTTACCACAACAAAAAATCTTCTAAATTATTGACTCGTAAAGAGCTAAATGATTTAGTCACACTAATGATCAATGACCTGTTAGACCAGGACGTTGGTAATTTTAAAGAAGTTACTACACCTATTGCTGAAGAAGGTTTTACTTACCGCTTCAACGATGTACGTGTAACTAAAGAAGAGTGGGACGAAGGTATACACGTCTGGTTAGAAAAGAGAAAATAAAATATATGATTATTACTTACGTAGGTTACAAGTTATCTATAAGTCCGTATGCAATACAGTTTTCTGATGAAGACGACAGACTAACTATGAAAACTTTAGAACAACACGACTTTAAACAAGGTGATAAGTTTATCTTGTATGAAGACACTGAAGGTAAAGTTTGTCTTAAGAAAGATAGAGATTAAAAAAAAGGAGCTACCGTTCGAGAAACGATAACCCCTTTTAGGTTTCCTAAATGCTGAAGAGGGCTTAAAGGAAAATCATGGAAGTCAGTATTTTACGATACTGTTACCCATAATTCAATGTCACCAGTACCGCCGCCACCAGGAGCAACTTGAGCTAAGACATCAATTGTGTCATCAGCTGTGTAAGTTTTTGGTGCGGTGTTAGCATCTAGTGTATCTGTACCACCAGCTTGACCGATTGTTGATCCGTCAATGTAGTAGTCAGCATCTGAACCATCGCCAACGTCAAGCACAAGTGCAGTACCTGTGTCTAAGTCGCCAGTTTTGATTACAATGTTATGAACCGTTTCACCAGCAAACACGTCTACCATTTGAATTACATCGTTTAATGCAATTGCAGTTGTAGCTGTAAATTTAGCGTATCTAACGCCAAGATTTCCGTCTGGGAAAGGTTTAAAAGATTGATTTCCTTCTACAGGACCTGATTTATATGTTGCCATAATTACCACCTATTTAGTTTAAGTTTAAAGTTCAGCACTTTTTTGTGCTACCATATTTGAACATAAGCGGTTTTTCCGAAAAGTCAAGCCAAGATAAGGAGTATTGATGGCGACCTATGTTTACGTTAAGCGTAACAACAAGCACCCGTATACGTACCACGACGTAGATGCCCCCCATATAGAATTCAAGTATGTACCTATGGGTACAGCTTTCAACATGATTCACAGTAAGCGAATCGGTTGGGAGCGAGCTAAAAAAGGAGACTATGAACACTGGTGTAAACTAACCAAGAAGAAAAAAACATGAACAAATTATATTTAGATTTTGAAACATTTTATGACGTAGGCTATTCGCTTACAAAGATGACCACAGCAGAGTATGTACACTCCCCGGAGTTTAAGGTGTGGGGTGTAGGCGTTAAATGGAACGAGGATGGCGAAACTGAATGGTATAACGAAGACGAAATACCAGAGTTATTTGCACAATACAATTGGGAAGATCTCGCGGTTGTATGTCACAACACGCTATTCGATGCTTATATACTTACACAAATTTACCAAGTTTACCCAAAGTACTACTACGATACAGCTGCAATGAGCCGTGGGTTGTACCCAAACGAATCTGCAGCTCTTAAAAATGTAGCAGAACGTTTGTTTCCAGACGATAAGTCAATGCGTAAAGGAGAAGAACTTGTTAACGCCAAAGGTATACGTGACCTTGACCCTCAATTAGAAACTACAATTGCGGGTTATTGCATACAAGACGTAGATCTAACATACGAAATCTTTGAGAAGATGGTCGTTGAGTATCCACAAAGTGAACTTGACCTGATTGATCTAACAGTTCGTATGTTTGTAGAGCCTAAAATTACACTCGACCGTGAACTTGTAATACAGCACAAAGAACAAATAGCTGCTGAAACAGCACAACACATAGAAGACAGTGGCACAACACGTGAAACACTCGCTTCTCAACCAAAGTTTGCCGCACACATAGAGTCCCTGGGTATAACTGTGCCAACTAAGAAAAGTCCACGCACAGGTGAAATGATACCAGCGTTCAGTAAATCTGATGCTGCGTACATTCAAATGCAGGCTATGTATCCTGAGTACAAACACATCTGGGATGCACGTGAGGCTGTTAAGTCTCGTATAGAAGAAACTAGAGCTGAACGATTTTTGTCTGCAGTTAATCCAGACGGTACTTTCTCAGTTCCATTACGTTATTACGCAGCCCACACTGGTAGGTTTGGTGGTTCAGAAAAAATAAACTTACAAAACCTGCCACGCGGATCTAAGTTACGTAGTGCACTTACAGCTCCCGACGGTAACTATTTGTATGTAGCTGACTTATCAAACATCGAAGCAAGAATGCTTGCGTGGTTAGCCAACGAAGAACCATTACTAGAAGCTTTCGCAGCAGGCGAAGATGTGTACAGTATTTTTGCTTCTGAAATATATGGTAGACCTATTACCAAAGCTAACAAACTAGAAAGATATGTAGGTAAAACAGCTATCTTAGGTTTAGGTTATGGTATGGGTGCAGAACGATATCAAGCAACACTTACTCAAGGATCACCATCTGTAGATGTAACGTTAGCTACAGCTCAAGGTATTGTTTCTCAGTACCGAGGTATGTATCCAAGCATCCCCAGGCTATGGAATGTATGTAAAAGTTTTCTATACGGCATGATTGATCGTGCTCAGTACGGTAATACGTACGGCCCTTTGACTGTATCAAACAACGCCATTCAGCTGCCAAACAAAATGTTCTTAAAATATCCGCACTTACAGTACGCAGCTGGAGAGTTTTTGTACCACTCAAGTTTTAACAAAGCCCCTATACGTACTCACGGTCCTAGACTTTGTGAGAACATTATTCAGGCTTTAGCTCGTATAGTTATTACAAATCAAATGCTTACAATCAAAAAAGAATTACCAGAACTGGATGTTGTACTTACAGTTCATGACGAAATTATATGCTCAGGGTCTAAGCAAGACGCAGAAGTGACGTTAGACAAAATTATGGCTATAATGAAAAGTCCACCAGAATGGTGTGAGAAGTTACCGTTAGATGCTGAAGGAGGTTATAGCGAAGTCTATGACAAATAAATGAGCAATCTTATACTAACGAGAAAGAAACAGGAGTGCATAGTTATTTATGATAAAGACGCACCAGACGTTATCTTGTGTGAGATTGTTGTTACCTCTCTTGGCATTAAACAGGTTAAGTTAGCTTTTGAAGCTGACACTAATATTAGAATCGACCGAAAGGAAGTTTATGAAAAGAATAAATGAAGAGGGAGTTAAATTATGGAAGTTGTTTTTCTTAAGGCTAAACAACGATTAGTCAAAGAGATATCGTTAGAAGGTAAAAAACCTTACCCACTGGTAAAAAAGTTTACATCACATCACCACAAGTTTGATAAAACAGAAGAAGGATTTCAAGAGTTCTTTGATTTATTAAAACAATATTCAAAACAAGGGGCCGCGTTACACAAAGGGCTTCTTAAACGTAAGTTAAAAAACGAATCAAGAGCAATGCTCACAGACAGAGCTGCTCAAACAGACCTGTTAGTATTAGATTTAGATGGTATTGAATTCCCAATATCATCTACTAAATCAACACTTAGCGAGTTTGATATACAAACTATTGCTGAGCAGTTCGTTACATATTTGCCCCCGGAGTTTCAGGATGTAAGTTACATTGCACAAGCATCTGCGTCCCTGGGCTTAAAAGGTAACAAAGTTTCTATGCATCTGTTCTTTTTACTTAAATACCCTGTGTATCCAAAAGTATTAAAAGAGTGGTTTAGAACTTTAAATTACGAAATAGATTTTCTTGCTAATCAATTAAATCTTTCAGCCAACGGTCAGAGTTTAGCATTTCCTTTAGATGTCAGTCTTGCTGATAACTCAAAGTTAATTTACATAGCGCCACCTAAGTTTGTGGGTTTACAAGACCCAATCTCGGGAGACAGGTTTGTATGTATCACTCGTGGTCAACCGACCGTGGACATAGTTCCATTACTTAAGGATGTTAATCCTGAGAAAGTACACAATTTAGGTGTACAAATAAAAGATGGTTTACGAAAAAAAGCAGGACTTACTAAGAAAGCCGAACGTGTTACTACAGTTAATATAGGAGGCGAGTCTCAAGAAGTTCTACAGAACCCTGACAGAATGACTATTGAAGTTTGCAGGGTTAGTGAACCTTATGTTAACTGCAATATAAACGGAGGAGATAGCGGTGCCTATTATTTTATTTTATCCAACCCTCACTATATGTACAATTTTAAAGGTGAGCCTGTATTTGAAATACAGAAAGCAGATCCAGACTTCTACAAAAGCGTATTCGATACGTTTGCTGAAGCAATGGAAGGCGGAAAAGACGCAAGACCAGTAGTTCTTAGAGATTACTACACAGATACTTTTTACAACGGCGTATTTGATAAGGGTAAGCAACAGTTTACTGATGACTTTCCACTTACACCTACACAAAAAGGATCTCTTGAAGGGTTTATGCGTACTCACAATCGTCCTATGCCAGACTTTGTTCCGGACGCACAAGTAGTGTTCGATCCAGCATCAGGTAAAGGTATAGAGATGGAGAAAGCTCCGTACTATGTAAACTTGTTTAGAAAAACACAATACATGTTAGCTGCAGAACAAGATTTACCAGAAGTAAAGTATGGAGAGTCAGAGAATTTTAAAAAGTATGTACCTCTAACGTACAAGCTTATTCAACAGATTCTCGGTGGTGGTGTAACAGAAACAGAACACTTTGTTAACTGGCTTGCATACATCTATCAGAAAAAACAAAAGACTATGACTGCATGGATACTTACAGGTGTACCGGGCACGGGTAAAGGTTTGTTTGTACATAAAATACTAAAACCTTTGTTTGGTGATGCACAAGTTCCTATGCGTTCGTTAGAAAATATAGAAGAACAATTTAATTTATACATGCGTATGGCCTTGTTCCTAGTAGTTGATGAATTCCGAATGGGAGACTCAGGTAACATAGGACGTATGGCAGACAAGCTAAAGCATCAAATTACAGAACCAACATTAACAGTGCGTGCTATGCGTGCTAACCAAGTAGAGTTGCCTAGCTTTTGTAATTTCTTATTTCTTACTAACAGAGCTGACGCTGTCAAAATAGAAGATGGCGACAGACGTTACAACGTAGCCCCCAGGCAAGAACGTAAGTTAGATAAAACATTCCCTGAGTTACTTACACGTCTGGAAGATCTGGATAAAGAACTGTACATGTTTTCTGGTTTACTAGAAAAGTTCCAAGTTGATGAACGTATGGCTCACACAGCATTAGATAATGATGCTAAACGAGACATGAAGTTAGTCAGCATGTCAGTACTAGAAGAATTTGCAAACGCTATAAAACTCAACAACTTAGAATACTTTGTAGAGATTTTAGATATACCGCTTACAAACACATTTGACGCCGGGGGAATAAGTACAGCACAACGCTACATAAAAAATTGGATTGCAGCGTCAGGTCAAGAACTTATAATCCCTATGCAACACATGAAAGTCGTGTATGATGTATTAACAGATAACAAAAAAGTGTTATCTACAAGAGACTTTACTAAGGCTATGAGCCGATTAAGTATCACAACAACCCGTAAAAGAATGGGTGAAGGTGAAAACAAGTCAGCTCCAAGAGGTATATTAATCACTTGGGTCTTAGATAAAGAGGTAAAAGAGTCTTTACTTGACGAACATTTTGACAAGAAAGACATGGAACTTACTAGGAATATGGCTACACATTAAACTATGTCAAAGCTTGTACAAGACAAGCGTCCAGATCTAGAGAACGTAATAGCAACGGACGCCCCAAAAGAGTTGGGACTCATACCAGCCTGGTCACACTCGACTTTAAAAACATTTGAGAGCTGCGCTTATCGTAGTTACATCTCTAAAGTTAAACGCATACAAGAAAACTTTGGCCCTGCTGCAGCACGTGGTAGTGAAATACACCAAAAAGCAGAAGACTATGTTAACGGTACGTTAGGTGAGTTTCCTTTAGAGTTAAAAAAATTCGAGAGTCAATTTAAAATACTACGAGAGCTGTATATAGAAGCTAAAGTAGAACTTGAAGGCGACTGGGGATTTACAGTTGATTGGGAACCTTGTGGTTGGTTAGTACCAGAGACCTGGGCACGTATTAAATTAGATGCTATGGTCCATGAAACTGATACATCAGCACGCGTTATTGATTACAAAACAGGTAAAAAGTTTGGTAATGAGATAGCACACGCACAGCAAGCATTAACTTATGCAATCGGTAGTTTTTTTAGATACCCAGATCTACAACACGTACAAACAGAGTTGTGGTATTTAGATCAAAACGAAACTACAGTGCAAGCTTATACTAGAGATGAAGCGATGTTGTTTATGCCTAAACTCCATCAGCGAGCTGTAGCTATGACTACTGCTACTAAGTTTCCTCCTAACCCCTCCAATTACAATTGTAAGTGGTGTTCTTATAAAGAAGGAGATGACCCAGCTTGTCAGCACGCTATTAAATAAAGTATAATTAAATGATAAATACAGAATTAAATACAGAATTAAATAATAAATACAGGATTAAATATGAAATTAGATTCACCGCCCGCCTATGCGCATCAAACTGACACCACAAACTTTATTCTAAACAACCCTCGATGTCTTATTACATCGGACCCTGGCACAGGTAAAACACGTTCTGTGTTAGACGCTTTAGTGCAAACTAAAAGTGTGACCTTAGTCATAGCACCGCTATCTATTTTAGAAGCTGCTTGGGTAGATGATATTAAAAAGTTTCAACCCAACCTTACTTATGGAGTAGCTTATGCTAAGAACCGCCAGAAAATATTCGCTGACCAAGAACTTGACATGGTCATTACTAATTTCGAAGCTGTTAACTACCTATCAAAAGATCCATCGTTACTTGACCGATTCAATACGTTGGTGGTTGATGAATTCACAGCCTTTAAGAACAAAGATTCTAAACGATCCAAAAACCTTAGAAAGATTGTGTCACAGTTTGATACCAGGGTGTTTATGTCTGGTACTCCTAATACTAATAGCATTATAGATGTCTGGCATCCAACACTTTGTGTAGATGACGGGCAACGTTTAGGCACTCGCTACTACAGTTTTCGTAACCAAGTATGTACTCCTAAGTTCAATGGCTTTGCTAATGAATGGATAGACAAACCAGGTATTGAAGAAACAGTAGCACACCAACTAAACGATATTAATGTTCGTTATGCTTTAGAAGATTGCATTGATTTACCAGATAACGTAACTCGTGTAATGCATACAGATCTAACACCTGCTGTGCAAAAAATGTACAAAACGCTCTCTGAAGAGTCTGTCTTGTACACAAAACAAGGAACTATTAACGCAGTTAACGCCGGCGCTCGTGTTAAAAAGTTACTGCAATTAGTTTCTGGAGCTGTGTATGACGAGCAAGGTGATGCTAAATACATCCACCAGCAACGCTACGACATGATTATGGATCTATTAGAAGTACGCAAACACAGTCTTGTTGCATTCAATTGGCGACATGAACGTAATGCTTTGACTGCATTAGCTGACAAACGTGGCTATACGTACGAAATTATTGATGGTGAAACTAACCCACAAAAACGTGTTGATATCGTACAAAGATTTCAGGCCGGGCAGATAAAAGTATTGTTTGCTCATCCTCAATCTGCGAGTCATGGTCTTACACTAACTAAAGCTACAACCTGCATTTGGTGTAGTCCCACTTACAATGCAGAACATTTTCAGCAGTTTAACCGACGTATACATAGGTCAGGTCAAACTAGTAAAACTGAAACTATTCTTATTGCAGCACGTAATACCTGGGAAGAAACAGTGTATGAAAAGCTTAATGGGAAATTAGGCAAGATGGAGAATCTTCTCCACATTTTAAATAAATTAAACAATTAGGAGAATTGTTATGGAAGAAAAAAAGAATTTGAACCAACTTATGGATGAGCTGTCCTCTGTACGTAAAGATATTAAATCTTTACAAGAACAGGAAAAGGTCCTTAAGTTACGTCAAAACGATCTCGATAGTGAAATCATTTACAAAATGGAAGAGCAAGGTCTCGACCAGATTGCGAGTGATGTATGTACAATTTCTAAGAAAATAGATGTTGTACCTACTGTAGAAGACTGGGACGTGTTGCATAAACACATAATCGACACTGGTCGGTTTGAGTTATTGCAAAAACGTATGTCGGCTACTTCATTTAGAGAGGCTTTACAACTGGACGGTTCTGTCCCAGGAGTTAAGTCTACGGAGCTTACTAAGATTAACTATCGCAGTAAGTAAACATTAACCATGAAAGAAGGAAGGTGAACGATGGCTGAATCAAAAGCTGTATCCCTAGTCTCTGCTAACGTGCCTGCGCATGTTAAAGAGTCTGCGGGCCTTGGAAACGAAAATGTTTCCACCCAACACCTACAAACCCCCAGGGTAAAACTACTTCAACAAATGAATAGCGAAGTTGACGAAAGTCACGATGCATACGTTGAAGGAGCTAAGCCTGGTGATTTGTTAAACACGGTGACCAACGAAATCTACGGTACAGAAATATACGTTATTAACGTACATTTTACTGAAGACTTTGTCGTTTGGAGAAAACGTGAAAAAGGTGGTGGCCTTGTAGCTAGTTGTGCGTCAAGAGCTGATGCGGATGAAATGATTGGGAACCAAGATGGTAGCCCCAATGATTACGAAATAATCCAAACTCAGTCTCACTTATTGATTCGCAAAGATGCAACAACAGGAGAAATGGAATCAACACCATTTTTAATGGACTTTGCATCTTCTAAGTTGAGAGTATCTCGTGAATGGAACACGCAGATTGCTCAGCTTGGCGGCGACAGATTTTCTACGTTGTGGAAAGTCTCTTCTGTAAAAACCCAGAATAGAGCTGGACAACCATTTCAAAACCTCAGTGTTATGAAAGAAGGTTGGGTTACAGATGATGACTACGAAATAGCTAAAAAAGTCTACAAGGGTGTATCAGGTAACACAGGAGCCTAAATAACTGTGTGCGTACATGCTGCGACATATACTGTCGCGGCGTGTATGTATTTTTTATGCTATGCTGAGCCTGTGAATGAAACAGGCTTTATTAATAAAGTAAACAAAGCGCTCTCTACTAATATTTATAAGTGGAAGATTAACGACCCTTATCACGGGGGCGTGCCTGACGTTTACTACAGTGGTCCTGCTGGAATGTGCTTTGTAGAATACAAATACAAACCCAAGCTGCCGGCAAGAGACACGTCTAAAATAAACTTTGGCTTATCTAAACAACAAGAAATTTGGCTTACAGACCGTCGAGATCACCAGGTGTCCGTGTATGTATTAGCAGGTTGCGAAGATAAAGTAGTTCAAGTGGGCTATAACTTTGGCAAAGTAAACGAATATACCAAACAAACATTTTTAGAAGACGCTATGGATTTTAAACAAGCAGTCTTTTTATTAAACGCACGTTTAGGAGGAACTGATGGTTGATATGGTAAACAGTCCACCACATTACAATGATGGCGGAATAGAATGTATAGAAGCAATAGAAGCATCTATGTCAGAAGAGGCCTTTAGAGGCTATTTAAAAGGAAATATGTTAAAGTATCTTTGGAGATACGAACATAAAGGAGGAAAAGAGGATCTTGATAAAGCAAATTGGTATCTTACAAAGCTTAGAGAGTCCTTCTTGGAAAAATAAATGTACGAATATAATTGCACAGTTGAACGGGTTGTTGACGGCGACACTATTGATGTTGTTCTCGATCTTGGTTTTTCTATTCTTTATAAGTCTAGGGTGCGTTTATATGCTATTGATACTCCCGAGTCACGTACTCGTGACAAAGACGAAAAAGTTCGTGGAAAAATGGCTGGCAAATTTCTTTCAGATGCTGTTAGCAGTGGTTCTGTCGTTATAAGGACTGAACTTAAAGATTCTAAAGGTAAGTATGGGCGGGTGTTAGGCACAGTAGTGGTTGACGGCGTTGATATTAACCAGGCTATGTGCGACAAGTTCTTAGCTGTTCCTTATTTTGGACAAAACAAAGCTGCAGTAGAAGCTGCACATCTAAATAATAGAACTAAACTTATTGAATTAGGTCAGTTCGACCCTACGACCGTTTCTTCCTAGCAGTTTTTGTACGTGCAAAAGATCTATTATGACTCTTATGTCGTACTGCAATATTCTTTTTTGCATTATTAAACGGGTTACCATCTTTGTGATGTATGTCTTTATCATCACCTTTTTTAACAGTACCAGCACGTAACGCAGCCCGCCTGGCTTTGTTACGCATAGCCCGTCTCTTTTTTTGAGCTGGACTACCTTGATATTTATCGTACTCGTTACGGTAATTTCTAGCCACTTACTTTTCCTTTGCTTTCCCTATATTTAAAGCCAGAAAATCTATGACTTTGTATAGTTTAGCTAAGAGTTTATCTCCTTGTGGAGTTGGTGTAATTGCTGCAATCAAAGACGCAATAGCAATAATAGATGTTATCCACATAAATATATTAATATATAGCATAAGTTTTTACCTCCTTACCTACATTATTCCATAAATGTAAACACTCTCAAAGGTTTTGCCTTACCTTTTACAGGCATCGGATCTAGTTCTTGTAAGTAATATCCGCATAAAGATTCAGTTTTTTCACCTATAAGTATGTCTACACCAGCTTCTTTAGTTGCAGATTCAAGTCTTGCACCGCAATTAACTGCATCTCCTATAGCTGTGTAATCGAACCGTGACTCGCTGCCCATGTTTCCTATCACAGCTTCACCTGTGTTTACCCCAATACCAATTGCAATCGGAGGTAGTCCTTCAGCTTGCAGTTCTGTATTTAAGGCCTCCATGTTTTTAACTATGTCTTTTGCACAATCACACGCTGCTCGGGAGTGGTTAACTAAGTCAAGTGGAGCGTTAA